TTTGCTTGTCATGGTCTTTGAGGACATCCTGAACCTTGTAGAAGGTGTACTCATCTACCAGCGGCGGATGCTTGCCCTTGATCGGGGTGTCGCCCTTCCTGAGCCAGGTCTCGCCCAGATAAAAACGGTTGTGGAAGATCTCATGCCAGGCAGTATAGCGGATTTGATAGCCTCGCCTGCTCCGGATCCCCAGGGAATAAGCATGCTCAGCCCAGGCCGAAAGGGTCCAGTTGCCGGTAGCCATTTCCTTAAAAGCTTCAGTGCCAAACGGTCCCCTTTCAGGATCAACCTCTATCCAGGATGAGGTCTTATCTGAAACGTTCTTATAGCCAAAGGTGACTGGTTTGGGCCAGCCGCCGTTCTCCACCTTCTTCAGCATGCCCTTTTTCACTTCAATGGCCAGGTTCTTGGAATACCAGGTGCTGATGATCTGCATCATCCTGCGACTGATGTAGCCTGCAGGAGTCGAAGCGTCTCCCGGCTCGCTCAAGCTCTCGACTACTATCTTAAGGTCTTCCAGCTCTTTCTCATAGACCACGAAGTCGTAGTCGTTGCGGGCAAAGCGGTCGAACTTGTGGACAAGGATGATGTCGAACTGTTTGTTTCTGGCGGCAGAGATCATCCGCTGGAAATCAGGGCGCTTGTCCGTCCTGGCGCTCTCACCAGCGTCGATAAATTCCTTGACCACCTGCCAGCCCTTGCCCTGGGCGTGATAACGGCACCTTTCTAATTGGAAGGGGATGGAGAGATCACGCTCTGCCTGCTCCTCCGTGGACACACGAGCGTAGATGCAGCAGCGTTTGTTCTCCATCTCATTGGACATGTTAGCTTCTTTGCGCAGATAAGGCTACGATCGGCGCCAACGTGTTATTTCAGCCATGGTAGCGTACACGGCGATTCTTTTGAAGCCCAGCTCCTCGGGCACTCCGAAGTGTTCGACAATCTCCCATAACGAAAGCTTTTCGAGATTGATGATCTGTTCCTCTGGCATGAGGATGTGAGCAGCACAGCAGTCGGCATCATTCTCCTGCTGGCGGCGCAGCGTTGATTGACAGGCATAGAAAGTAAGCTGATTGCCGCAGTGCATCAAATGATGCGCCAGGGCATGGGCGATCAAGAAGCGGCGTTCCGCCACAGTAAGCCCCATGGCCAGGCCAATCCAGCGGCCGCACTTGACCTCTTTTATGGGAGGGATGAACGGCCAGTTCACACATTCGCAGCCCTCAAGGTTGGCCAGGCTTTCCATATCCAATGGGAAATTCACACCTGGGTGCTTCAAATGCAGCTGCTTGGCCTTCTGTATGGCTAGAACGCTCAAACGACCCTCCGGGGAAATTTGGACTATTCGGACTGCTTCTTCTCGGCTTTCTCGCGTCTTATGCGGCGCCGTTCTTCTTCTATGGTAAACCTGATGAAGGCCTTGACCCTTTCCTTGGCTTCCTCATCGTTCAGCAGGTCCACCTGGCGGAACATCAGCTCCAGCTCTGGGTCCTTCAAATCTAATTCGCCTACCCTGTCCCAGGGGAAGCTGTGCAGGATGCCACCGATGGACGAGTAGATGTCAGAAACCTCTAAATCAAGGTGCTTGGACATGGCGATCACGATGTCAGGCGAAGGCGTTTTGTTGCGCCCGTTCTCGATGGAGGTGATGTTCTCCATGCTGGTGCCCACCAGCTGGGACAGCTCCCGCTGCGTCATACCTGTGCGCAGCCGCGCCTCCCTGATCAGCTGAGCTAATGTTATCGGCATGTAAGTCTCTCCGTGAACATGATTGACATATTACGGTAATGATATCACCTATTAATTTTACTGTCAAGCGGTTGATGTCGTCAGGGACTTCAGACGCATTTACATAGCTAAAACGTCTGTATATTATCTTTTATAGTGCGACATATTTAACTTGACAGTCTTATTATGATACGGTAATATAATTACTATTCCAGCATAAACACAGCTTCAAAATAACCCCCTGGCAGGTTTTCAAGAAGAATCATCATGGAAAGCGTTGAGTTAGTAAACCCATCTGAAGTTAATCAGGAAGTCATTGATCCGGCTGTGCAGCGCAGGCTGCGGACTTTAATCGAGCTGGCTGTTGCCATTGGGCGGCGCGAAGGAATGATCGGCAGGGGAGAGAGCAATTGAGGCCGACTACCAGGTGCCGCGAGTATACCGAAGGCCGCATCGGCCGTTACCGCTGGTATCGCTGTCGTGCTTGCGGCATCAAGTTCAGGGTCTTCACGCGGCAGCCGGTGCCGGAAAAAGAGAGACAGTGCAATAACTGTGAAGGAGGACAAATATGTCCAAGATCTTAAGCATACTGGAAAACACATCCAAAAGCGGTAACAAATACTGGGAGATTGTTTGCGAAGGCGTCGAGAAGAAGATCATCTCCTTCAAGCCCTTTCGGCTGGGAGACGATCTGGAAACTCAGGGCAGGGAACTCAACGACCGTGGAGACTGCTACATGATCAAGTCAGATAACAAAGGGACAAAGAGCTATCAAAAGAACGACGAGCTCATTGTCGCCCAGGTGGCCTACAAAGCGCTGGTGGACCTGGCCATTGCTGGCAAGGGGGACCTGTTCGAGAAGAACGCTTATAGGCAGGAGGCGCTGACCGCCCTGGGCACGCAGGTAGCCTTCACCATCCGGGGCATCGCCGGCGCCCTCAAGGGCAACCTGACTTTACCTGAGATCAAGCCTGCTACAAAGGAAAGCACCAAGAAGCTGACCACTGTCGGGCAGCTGTTCACGCGGGCTAATGCTAAATGGGACCTCTACCGAGCCGACATATTGAAGATACTCGGTGTTTCTGATGCCAACGAGATAACTGACCTGGATGCTGCCTGGAACAAGATAGCCGAGGCCATGGAGCCCAGAGAGGAATAGGAGGAATACGATGCAAATGACAAAGGAACTGACGGTTTTCAAATTCAACGAACACACCATAAGGCGGATTACGGGACCTGATGGCAAGATTCTCAATTGTATCGCTGATATTTGCGCTGGATTGGGCATTAAGAGGATAGATGATGTTATCGCACGGCTGACAAAGGAGGCGGATAATAACCGCCCCCTCAGTAATACCGACACCGGTAATAACGGTGTCGCAAGCGGTGGTGTTACATGGATCAACATCCGAACTGCTGGTGGTGTACAGCGCATGGCATTCACCGATGAGGTCGGGTTGTATGACATCATCAGCAAATCCCGCAAGCCACTGTCAAAGGTGTTCTATCGCAGATTTATAGAAGCTGTTCCGCCCATGCGGCAAAGGATGGAAGCAATCGAGATCGCGCCGGCCGCCAGCCGCGAGCTGGCATCCATCCGGGCATTGGCACAGAGCATAGTCGGCATAGTAGGCCATATTGAAGTTCTACAAACAGACATGAGTGCGGTGAAAAATGACATAGCCTTTTTGAAAACCGCACAGGAAGTCAAAGCCCTGCTGCCGTATGTGCCTCCGCTGACTCGGCGCAATGAGATCATCCTGTTCATAAACAAGTACATGGCCAATCATCCTGGCAAGTTCGCTGAATTCGAGCATATCTGGAACCTTCTCTACGATGCCTTTAGGCTGAGGACAGGTCGCAATATAAAGCGGGAAGCACGCCCCAGATTCAAGAGCACACTGGCCTACGTACAGTATGTTGGCGAGATCGACAGGCTGTGGGCAGTGGCTAAAGATTTATTCGATAAGTAAATAGGCCTGGTGTCCGGGATTAAATAACCATCGGTAATTACCCGGCGCAGCCAACCGAGCCAGGCTGCCTCCTTTTTCAAATAGCCCGGCCTCTGTGCTCCCAGGGGCCGGGCACATGGAAAGATGAAAGAAAAGATAGCTGCAGTCTACCAATACCGTGACCTGGCCGGCGCCGTGGTTCATGAGACCGTGCGCTTTACGCCCAAGCGCTTCACACAGCGGCGGCCAAATGGGCACGGCGGCTATATCTACAACCTAAACGGCATTGAGCCTGTGCTCTACCGACTGTCGGAGATAACTCAGGCCATCAAAGAGGGCATACCAATCTTTATCGTGGAGGGCGAGAAGGATGCCGACAGTATGGTCAAAATCGGCTTTGATGCCACGACCTGCCCGATGGGTGCTGGCAGATGGCGAGATAGCTATACCGAGAGCTTGACCGGCGCCCTGGCGCTTATCTGCCCTGATAAAGATGAAACCGGCTGGAAACATGGCATCGCTGTTGCCGATGCCATTAATTTCAAAACTGAGGCTGCGAAAATTGTGCGGCTGCCGGGACCAGGCAAGGATGTCACAGACTGGATCGAGGCTGGCGGGACCGCAGGGCAGCTGATGGAGATAGCCGATGATGCGCCGATACACATGCCGCTTGAATACCGGCGCGAGTATGACGCCTGGCTGAAGGCCATGGGACCCAGGCAGCTGCTTGATGAATTGGAGTGGTTGAAGACGGCGCCGATCAGGCATCAACCCAAACTGCCGCTCATAGAACATCGTCTGAAGTTCTGGATTGCCGTTTTGGAATACGAGATACCCAAGAAAGGTGGAGTGGATTTGACCTATGCCACAGCCCGTACTTAGCGATAAAGGCTCAAATTATGAGTTTACCTGGGCTGATTACCAGCTCACGGCCCATGTCTCGCGCATCCATGAGCATAAGGACGGGCGAACCAGCTGTGAGATCAGGTTCACCACTTCCAACCCGGAATATAAACCTCATTTATTACAGCAGACATTCAACCTGTTGGGAACATCCCAGGGCAAGACCTTGCTCAAGAACGCACTGAGCAAGGTTTACAAGGCCAAGGTCGACTGGGATGAAGTCATCGAGCAGATATGCGGTATTACCCTCAATAAGCTACGCGAAGGAGAGCCATTAGAGGAACTCTGGACAGACGCAGACATCACACCTGTTGAGTACAAGTTATATCCCATCTTACTTGATCGTGAGCCGACCCTCCTCTTTGCGGATGGCGGAAGCGGGAAGTCGTCCATTGGATTATATATTGCCAGCTGTATAACCCTGGCACCCTGGGACTCCAATCCACTGGGCTTTAAACCGAAGTTCGGCAAGGTGCTGATACTGGACTGGGAGACCTCTAATCAAACGTACAAGCGCAACATCCAATATCTGCGGCGTGGCCATGACCTGCCTGAGTACATGATCTTATACCGGCGCTGCTGGTCGCCCCTGGCTGATGATATCAATGCCATACATGAGATGGTGCGAGAACACGGGGTCGACACCGTGATCATCGATTCCATCATCGGGGCGGTTAAAGGCGATGTCAACGACAGCACAGCGGCTCAAGAATTTTTTAGAGCGTTAAGGCGGCTTAATGTGACATCCCTTTTAATCCACCATACTGCCAAGAAGACCGACCTGCGTAATAAATCACCTTTCGGATCGGCCTACTTCAATAACCTGCCCAGGTCAGTATGGGAGCTTACTTCACACCAGGAGCCGGGCATAGACAGGCTCAACGTCATGATGTCCCACTACAAATGCAACGTGGATACCAAACATCCACCCATCGGCATTGAGATCATCTTCAATAAGGCAGAAGGCATGACCACCTTCCGCCGGCTGAACGTGGAGAGCGTAGTTGAGTTCGATGGCAAATTACCCTTATCCAGGCGCATCACCAATTTGCTCAAGCGGGGCAAGCTCACCATTAAGGAGAGCTCCGAGGAACTGGGAGCACCTTATAACCAGGTAAAGGCCCGCCTGAATGAAATGGAAGGCAAGAAGGTGCTCAAGTTATCCAATGAAACTTGGGGGTTAGCCCGAATTGAAATCTAAGGTACAGGTGTACGGTACACCCCTGGTACACCCTGTACCAAAGTCGGTACACCCCCTGTACCAAAAGGGCACTACCTTTGAGAGTAAGCCAGCTTCAGGTACAGGTGTACCGTACAGGTGGTACAGGTATGGTACAGCGAGGTTATTTAAGAAATATATTTATATATTTCTTAATACCGAGTACCGGGAGTACCAAGGAAATGTAGTGATTACCAAGAAACTAAGACGTCAAGTTATAGAGCGTTCTGGTGGTCTCTGCGAGGTCTGCAGTGGTCCTGGCGACTTTCGTGGCCTGGCCATACATCACAAGGTCATGAAGTCGCACGGTGGCAAAGACGAACTGAGTAACCTGATCCTGCTATGCGGCCGGCACCATTCTGAAGCGCATGGAATACGGGAGGTTATAAATGCCTGAATTCATAAATTGCTGCAACGCGACCAGCCGGACTATTTGGCTGATGTTGATGGCCAGGGTCAAACGGAAGTTGAAGGGCAAATCACAAGAAATATCGCGGTCAAAGCCAAGCAGGAAAGCCCTGGGGAGATCGCAAAACTAATGGCTATGAAGCCGAAATGGAGTAGGAACGATGGGATATAGCAACGAGCAGATCAAGTTTATCCTGGAGCATTATCTTGAAATAGCTTCAGGAAACATGCCCATCGATAAGGCCAAGGAATTTATGAAATCAACAGGCAGAAAGAACCCTGAAGAGACATTCATCATCTGGAAGGCTGATATAGATCGGGCGATTAGCAGCCTGTGCCCCAAGAATGATATCTGGCACAAAGTGGCAACTGAAATATCACCGTCGATGCTACTACATATATCGAGGTCAAAGGATTTGAGCAGGATGCAGAGAGATATTGTGAACCTTTGCATAATTCGAGACTGCCAGACCAAGGATTGCAATAGGGCCATCTATTGTGCAAATCAGGGCATTGTTACGAGGATGAGGAAGTTCCTAAATGGTAAGTTTAAAAATAATTCAAATTGTGTACTCGTTCAGCTTAAATAAATTATACCCAGGTAGTAAAATAAACTTAATAGTAGTATTATCGACACTAAAATGTATTACCGCAGAAAGATATTATTATCTCTTATAGAAACCTTTGGCGGCAAGCTGCAACGCACAGATTGCCAGAAGTTATTACTCTTGTTTTGCCAGCATACTGGACAGAACCACTATGACTTCTTCCCTTACAAATTCGGTGCTTTTAGTTTTTTAGCCTACCAGGATAAAGACCGCCTTGAACAAATGGGATTATTGGATCGCAGTGAGGATTTCCAAATTAAGGATGGCTCATCGTTCATTAACGAAATAAATCTGGAAGACAGATTGGCAATGGGCCTTCTGGCTGCCAAATATGGGGGTCTGCGAGGTAACTCGTTGATACGTCAAACGTACATTGAATTTCCGCAATACACATGCAATAGTGAAATATTGCCTCAGGTACTTAGTCGGCGCGAGATTGAAAATACAAGGCAGGTTTGGAAGCGGGAAACGGCGCCATTTTTATTTACGATAGGTTATGAAGGATTAACTATCGATGCGTATTTAAACAAACTGATTGTAAACAATATTAAAGTGGTGATCGATGTTCGCAGAATTCCAAACTCAATGAAATATGGGTTCTCAAAAACAAAGCTGCAAAGTTACGTTAACAAAGCTGGAATGAATTACATGCACATACCAGAACTCGGTATACCCACAAATATGCGACAGAATTTAAATGGTGAAGAGGCATACGATAAACTATTTCGCTATTACGAAAATGAAATATTGCCAAAGCAAGCGACTGCACTTGGAATTATTGTAAATGCAATAGAAAAGCATAGTAGAGTTGCATTAACCTGCCTTGAAGCTAAATATCGCATGTGTCATCGTCATAAGATTGTTGAATACCTTATGAATAATCCCGGATTCACGGTAGGTATCGAACACCTGTGAACTTAAAAAATAGGGAATTAACCTACCTTCCGCATGAAATTCCCAACGCACGCATACTGATCACGGTCAAAACATACCCAAAACCATCGGGAAAATACGGTGAGCTCGTTTGCACTGCCGGGCTAATAGATGGTGAGAAGTGGATCCGCATTTATCCTGTGAATTATAAATTCCTGAGCGATAACAGTAAATATGCTAAATATAGTTGGATTGAACTTGATGTGACCAGAAATAGCAGCGATTTCCGCCCAGAAAGCTATCGACCACGACATGGTATTGATGAGGATATAGCAGTTGTTGGCAAACTAAGCACAGAGTCAAAGTGGGCAGCACGTAAAAACTATATCCTAAAAGATGTTTTCACTTCTATGAAAGATTTGATTAAGCTGTCCAAGAGCCAGCAAAAAAAATCGCTGGCCGTTTATCAACCTACCGAAATAATTGATTTCATCGTCGAAGAAGATGACAGAGAGTGGAAAGACAAGTGGCTAGCTCAAGCAAAGCAAGGCAATTTCTTTGAAGCTGATCCTAAGAAATCAGGAAAAGAACGCCCTTTAATTCAGAAACTGCCCTATAAATACTCATATAAGTTTATTGGTCAAGGGGATATAAAGCCGCGTAAATTGAGCATAGAAGATTGGGAAATTGGAGCTTTATTTTGGAATTGCCTGAAGAAAACTGGGGGAGACGAGAAAGCAGCCAATAGGTTAGTTCGCGATCAATATTTTAAGGTCTTCAAGGAAAAGAAAGACTTATTTTTGTTTCTGGGAACCACAAAGGAACATCACAACGTATCACGGAATCCTTTTATAATCATAGGTGTTTTTTATCCGCCCAAATCAGCGCAGATACCTTTATTTTAATAGGTTCGACTGCACTATATAGTAGCTGTGATATATTCCATGCCGCGACGTTTGCACCATATTTCAGCAGCTTTGCGTTTACGTTTAACTTCATCGCTATCGATCTGGTGAAATCCTTTGACCTCCAATAATACCCTTTTCCCATCAATATACTCTACTATAAAATCCGGACAATAACGGCGCATATGCTTTTGCGCATCGACCCACGGTATTGTAATTCCATGGCGCTTCATCCATTTTGCCACCATTGGATCCTCATCAAGTTTTTGCATCATGAAGAGCTCCATTTGGCTATCATATTTCTCGAAATTGTAGGGGCTCTTTTTGGGTAGCTCGTAAATACCATGTTTACTTATTTGCATACTCTATTATCCCTGCAACAAGACCTGGTGTTCGCGATACTTTAGTTCGCACCTGGTCAAGCATTTTCCAAGCATAATCCAGGTTTTGTTTCTCAGTTAAGCCCAACGTATTACCAGCTAAAAACTTCGTACGTATATGTTGCATCAATGCACTGTAAACCTCACCTCTGAAGCCTGCAGCATAACCAGCCATTACGCACAAATCCTCAGACATATCCAGGACATACTCCTTGATTGCATCACGTAATAGGTCGTCTGTTACTTCGATGGTAATGCCCTCAGTATCCGGTGGCATATCTGGTAGAGTCGTTAACGTCTTCCATTTCTTACCCGACAATTCTTTCCCAATCACGGAACGAATTTTAACGTCCGTGATCTCTACAGTCTCAGAAGGATATTCAATGGCATCGAGAACTTCTGCCCAGTTTTCGAGAGGTTCAGTGGCCGTATCTGTCTGCACCTCAAATAAACCGTCATCCTTGAAATCCTCAAGTTCTTTTGGTATATCTATAACTTTTTCGGGATGAGCAATTTCCTGTTTGGGCGGAGGAGGTGGCAAATCAATATCGATATCAAATTCCTGATCAAGAGTGACATTCTTATGGGGAACAGTATTAAAGATGGACCAGAGCCAATCATGGTCAAGTTTAGGATGATCAACGACAGCACATATTTGAGGTTCATCGGTAGGCACACTTTTTATGCGTACTTTGCGGAGACCTCGGCCGATTACTTGTTGGCCATAGACCTTACTACTAAATTTGCGTAATAATAAAATCACACCGACTTCCGGCACATCCCAGCCTTCACGCAACATCAAAACACTGACTACTGCTTTATAGGGATCCCTTGTCTTTTGTTGCCGCCCAAGTTCACGGGCTTTCTTGCGGTCAGCTTCATCGCTGTCCTCGGTCACAAGCAAGGTCTTGATTTTGAATATTTTCTCTAGTGTCTTATGTGCTTTCTCAGCATCTTTTTTACATACAGCAACAATAAATAATATTGGCTGATAACGGCCTTTAGCTCTTGTCTCTTGTTCTTGAAGACGCTTTAAAGCGATAGACATTTGCTGACGCATTGGTTTATCATCTGTAACCCACTGTGTAGCGCTGAGACCTTTACGTTCTACTTCCTCCCAATCGATTTCTTCCACGCGCCTGGTTTGTCCACTAATAGCGTCCGTATAGGTAAGTTCAACTGTCTTAATGTCAGGTTGATATACAACTGGTGTCGCTATCAGTTGATCCGATAAAGCGTCAGTAACTGTGTACTCGTATATCATGTCGCTATCGGGCGATCTGCCGTCTGCGCGATCCGGTGTGGCAGTTGTATCGATGCGTAACAGGATTTTACTTTCCATGTGTTGTAAAGTGGCTGTATATTCTTCTGCAGGAGAATTGTGAGCCTCGTCATTAAACAGGACGAAATCTGGTCCGTTCATTAACGCAGATAAATTACTTCGTCCTGATACGTTGCTTTGATAGAACTGGTGTATATTGCCGAGAATAACACTTGCACCCAACATAGAAGCCCAACCGCCATCCTTGTCAGATCCGAGAGTTGTTAAATCAAAATCTTGAGGGCGCACAGATGACCATGAGGGGAGCAAATCACGATCTTTGAATACCTTGCCTTTGTCAAAATCTTCTTCAAGCCGGTCACGTACAATGAGATTTGGACATAGTAAAACAAATTTCTGCACTCCATATGCAATTTTAAGCCAGGCGATGATTGCTGCAATGACTGCCGTTTTACCACCACCGGTTACTATATTTAGTAGAAGCCCGTGTGTACCAATCGTTGGCTTCTGTAAAACTTCGTAGCAATACACCACACGCAGAAATGATTCCCACTGATGAGGCCATAAAGTACCTGAACGAGGCGACTGATCATCGACAGGGTCAGATAAGAAATCTATAAAACGATAGGTTTCAGGATTATTTGTTTTATAACCATCCTGACACCATTGTTTAAATGCATCCTCGTAACGGGAAAACTCGTTAAACACAGTTTACGTTGCACCTACGAAACATCAATATTGCCAGACCAAAGACCTTCACCACCTATATCGTCCTGTACTTTGCAGGCAATATGAAATCGACCATGGCCCGGAAATGTATAATCGACCTGAAGAGCCGGCTCAGCATTGGTCGTTCGAATAAAAGAATATTTTTCCGTCGTAGTAAAACGGCCATCATAGTTGAAATCCCATTGAACATTGATGATTTTACCGCCTGCATTGAGTACCACGGTCTCACTTACGTCAAACCGATAATTCAGTGAACTCAAACGTTTCCAACCAACTTCGACACGAGGAGGTTGAACAAAGGTTAGGAAAGCGCTGTAATCAGCTTTATCAGTAGACAAGGAACTGATATGCTGACGGAAATCAGGCGAATCTATTCGTACCATATCAAGCCGTACAAAGTTCAGATCAATAGATTCCTGTTCACGGAGTTGCTGGGCAGCTTGAATGGCTTCCGTGCGAAAAGCCCATGCCAATATAATGCCATCGCGAAGATTATCCTGCTGATAACGAATAGTTTTGCGTATGGCATTAGCAAAACTAACTACATCCTGTGAAGATATCTGAGATTTCATGGCAGGCTCACCGACCAATATAGGAATTGCTCCTTTGTGCCCATGTATACCTGGTTCATTTTCGTCTGGTACAGCTCCAAAAGCACGTAAAACAAACTGGCGAAAATCACTTGGTGGAGTTTCAGATAAACGTTTAGCTTCATATATACCCCAATGTTCAACTGTGAAGTCCGGCACTATGAATGCTTTTGAAACTTCATCGAGGGACATCTGCTCTACTAGACGTGAAATACGGTCTGCAGTAACTGCAATGGCCACGCGTGATTGATCACAGGCAATCCAACGACGACCAAGCCGATGAGCTACAGAAGGTGTAGTGCCGCCGCCACAAAAGAAATCGGCAACGACGGCTGTAGGTTCACTATTTTTTGATGCCGGTGTTAATGAACGGATCAATTTTTCTAAAAGCTCCTCTGGCTTCTGTGTTGGATACCCTATTCTTTCTTTCGCTTGTGAATTAATGAGTGAAATAAATAGTGAGTCACTATCATAGCTTTTCAAAGCTTTTAAAATATTCTGTATTTCTTTAGCAGTTTTTAACGGCAAACTAGAATTGGGATGCTTCAAGAAATAGTCAAGATAACTAATGACTATTTCAGTTAAATATCTTTCTCTAGAACCATATGTATCTGCCAAATGACTTATAGTTTCTAAACTCGGCATCTCCCAAAAATCATTTTCTTTAACGCCACGCTCATCCACGGACGTAACAAAAACGTCATCACCCTTGATCCTAGTATGATAATTTTGTTTTCTGAAAGTAGATTCCAAGGTGTAATCAGTATATAAGGGTTCAAAATAATAGGAATCAGATTTCGAATAAAACAGTAGGGTATCGTGCATTTTTAAAAACTCTCGGCTACTACCAGTCCACCGCCGATAATGCCAAATAATTTCGTTATGGAAATTTTCATATCCAAATATTTTATCTAGTTCAATTTTCACATAATGAGCAGAATGCCAGTCTAAATGGATAACAAGATTACCCGTCTTTTTCAGGAGTCTTTTCATCTCATAGAGACGCGCATTTAGCCAAACAAGATAGCCAGGCAAGCCCCCTTCCCATATATCACTGAAAGAGCGTAATTCATTTTGATCGCCAAATATTACGTTATACTGCTTGCCGGAAAAGAAGGGAGGATCTATGTATATTAAATCTATACTTTCAGATGGTAGTTGACGCATAACATGCAGATTATCGCCCCAGAATAAACGGTTTGGCTCTAACTCGGGATGGCCAAAACTGACACGTTCAACGACCTGAGTAGGCAACATTACTAAAGGATAGAACTTACGAAAACCCCGGCGGCTATCCCAACCTATTGGTTCCTTTTCAACCGGTATTGAACCGAAACGGGTAGGCGCTCGCCAAAATTCTTCCTGCTTAGGAAGAGCATCCCCAGTCTCATCAACATCCGGGATTGAAGGTGGTACTACAAATTGGCCTTTTAATGGCCCTTCTAAATCACCGACTACACCCCACCGACTGCCAAATAACTCGTCGCCTAAACTCTGCTGAGCATCTTCCGACATGATAATTAATCGTTACATAATATAGGCCTGTATTCCTCTCATGTCAACATCCTCTGTAAAAATGTGTCCCATGTAGCATCTGCATATGCATAGTAATCTACGCATGCTCATGCTAGCCTTGACTAACCAGCCCACTAGTCCTAAGTCTGACACTTGCTGATCAGCAGAGTCTGGCTGGTAAGCCTAGCTGTCTATTAGATAACTCCATGCTTTACTTATATATATGCTCAAGCTAACGATTCGGTCCCCATTGACACACTAAATACGAAATATACTATTTGACAAATATAATCAAACGTAAATATAATTGATGTAGGTTGGATGAGTCCGCAGAGATGCGGGCTTTTTTATTTGGCAATGGATCAGGCACCATCAGGTATCAAATCACTGTAACCTGTAAGTAGCTACCAAACAATCAAGTGCCAAGGTGCCGTAATCGTCTTTACTACCGGTAGTCTGGACCTCATATAGATTCTATTTCTTTTGGGGACAAG